TCACTACTGGGGACCGCGTTTGGTTGGACTTTTCTGCGGGCACAGGCGGCACTGCGACAGACAACGTCTATACGGTCACGGTTTCAGATGCCAATACGTTCACGGTAACGGACGCTGCCAGTGGCACCATCACCGGTTCTCCTGCGGTGTCGATGTACGCTGACATTTTGATGGAAGCAGATTCGTACAACGCAACTGCATTTCCCGTGGTGATTCCGGGCGAAGGAATTTTGGCCAAAGATGGCATTTTTGTTGGCTTGGTTGCAAACGTAACAACTACTTTGTTCTATGGCTAAGACCGCAGCATGGCAACGCAAGGAAGGCAAGAGCCCCAAGGGCGGACTCAACGCCAAGGGGCGAGCCTCCTACAACAAGGCCAACCCGGGCAAGCCGGGACTCAAACCCCCGCAGCCAGAAGGCGGCTCACGCCGAGACTCTTTCTGTGCCCGTATGGAGGGCATGAAGAAGAAGCTGACCGGCGAAAAAGCCAAGAAAGACCCGAACAGCCGTATCAATAAAAGCCTCCGGGCTTGGAATTGTTAGGATTAAATCATGCCACTCTTTCGTCGCGTCACTGCCGCCAATCGCCCCGCAGCAACACCCACACCCGTTACGCCAGCCAGGGGTTTTGGCATGGCTACTCGCCCTGCCCCTGCGCCAGTAGCTGCCCCCGCAGCACAACCCAATCTTTCGGGTGCAATCGGCCAGCTTAAAGCTGGGGATCAATTTGGCGCTCAAAACACGATGCGTCAGGCTGTTGGCCTTCCAACTATTGCACCGCCTCCCGCCAATGCAAACCCAAACCTGTCTGACGCCATTGGTCGGCTCAAGATGGGCGACCGCGCAAGCGCTCAAGCCATGATGCGCAAGATGGTTGGCCTGAAGAAAGGCGGCAAAGTCAGCGCCTCTAGCGCCTCCAAACGAGCCGACGGGATTGTCCAAAGGGGTAAAACTAAGGGCAGGATGGTCTGAAATGGACGTGACGCTGTGGAACGCTGCGCTCTCCTTGGTCTCTGCCCTGATTTTGTTCTGGGTAAAGGTGTCCACGGACGAGATGAAGCGCATTCAGATTCTTCTCAACCGCACTCGGGAAGAGATTGCGAAAGAGTATGTCACCAAAGCAGAGGTGCATACCGACATCAATCGCGTCTTGGATCGGCTGGATCGGCTTGAGAAGAAGATTGATGACTTCATGAAGGAGCAGCGAAGTGCCCTCGGTTAGCAAGAAACAGCACAATTTGATGGCGATGGTGGCCAACAACCCCGCCGCTGCCAAGCGTGTAGGAATCCCAAAGTCTGTTGGTCAAGAGTTCATGAAGGCAGATAAGGGTAAGCGGTTTGGGTCAGGTAGCCGCGCAGACGCGCAGGCCATCAATAAGCCCAAGACCAATCAAGGCAAGCAAGAGTTTTTTTCAAAAGGTGGTGACACTATGGCTTCCAAAATGAACCCCGGTTTTATGGCAATGATGGCAAAGAAAAAAGGCGCACCTGCCAAGAAGATGGCCAACGGTGGCATCACTACCGCCAAAATGGGTGCTGTCCGTACCGCTGCCCCCAGCAAAGACGGTCTAGCCGCTAAGGGTAAGACCAAAGGCGCTCAAGTCAAGATGTCCGGCAGCAAACCTCTGGGTATGAAAAAGGGCGGCTACGCCTGCTGATAGGAGGCCGTTATGGCTAGAAAACGTACCAATCGTCAGTTAGGCGCTCTTGCCGCACTGGGGGCGCTGGGCTACTCAATGTTTGGCCCGGATGCTCGCCGCCGTAAAGACGGCAGTCTGGCCCCTGTGGAATACCGTGGGACTGACCGCGCCCCTGAAACGGGTCGTGCCCCCGTAGAGGACCGTGTACCCCCTGCCTCTGCCGCCGCTCCCGTCGCCGCTGCCGCTCCTGCCGCCTCTTTTGCTGATGGCGATGCTGACATTGGCATGGGGATTAACGAATACGGGGATGTCTACTACCCCTACGGTGCTGTCCCTGCCGCCGCTGCTCGTCCTCCTGCTGGTGCTGGTGCTCGTCCTCCTGCTGGTGCTGGTGCCGCTGCTCGTCCTCCTGCTGGTGCTGGTGCTGGTGCTGGTGCTGGTGTCGCCGCCGCTGCTCGCGCTATGGGCATGGGTGACCCAGGGTACACGCAGGCAGATATGGATGCATACAGAGCGCGTACTGCTAAAGCTGCCCGTGTTGATCCCACCACCCTAGAGGGGTATGGTGTAAACGAAGTTGGTCGCGGTATGGCACCCGCCGCCCGTCGTGCTCCCATAAATGATCGAGAAAATGTTTTTGATCCAAGAGCGGCTGGGCCTTTGACAAGGGAGGAAGCGATTGCTTCTATTCCCGGTCAGTCGGCTCGGGCACCTCAAGACGGTGTGCGGGTTTCTGGTAACAATTTTACGCGCAACGTAGGCAACATCCTGAACGCTCCCGTCCCTGGAGTTATGCCGTTTGGCAGGATGATTGGCCGTGGTGCTACTACTGGTCGCGCTGCAACCACCGGGCGTGAAGTTGGGTTCCTCAATGAGACTCCTGTCACGTATCTTGGTACGTCATCGCGTGCGACTCGGAGCGGCCCAACCGCTGCGATTGAAGGTGGGTCTGCTGCCCGCGCTGCATTGAATGCCCCGCAATCTCAATTGAATGCCCCGGCACGCCGCTTGGGCGCTCCAACCCAACGGTTGGGCGGGCCGTCTGCTACGAGCCTAAAAGAGGCAGAACGCGCTGCCCGCGCAGAAAGACTGCGTGAGCAGGTCCTTAAAGAGAACGCGGCAGCGTATGGCCTCAATCCAAATGCCCCCGGCTATGAAGCCGCCATGCGGGCGCTACGTAAAAACCTTGGTGGTGATGATTTCACTCTGAAGAAAAAGGGTGGCGCAGTCAAAGCCAAGAAGATGGCCTCTGGGGGTATGTCTTCTGCGTCCAAGCGTGGTGATGGTATTGCCACCAAAGGCAAGACCAAGTGCAAAATGTACTGAGGTGATACTGTGGCCACAAGTCCTAAGAAAATGACCGCTGGTGAAGCAGAGATGCTGCAAGAAGCCAAAGACAAAAAAGCCGCTCCAAAGTTGGAGAGGGCGTTCAATCAGTCTTTGACAAGCACCGCACCCGCACCCGTTGAAAAGCCCAAACCCGCCCCGGCCAAAGCTCCGTCTGTGGGTGAAGCAGAGATGCTTCAGGAAGCCAAAGACAGGAAGATGGCCCCTAAGCTGGAGCGGGCGTATAACCAGTCGCTTACCAGCACAGAGGAAAAGAAAGCCAAGGGTGGCATGACTCGCGCCAAGCGGTACGACGATGGCGGAGTTGTGTCGGCCTCCACGTACCCGTTTCAATCGGCTGGCGGTGCTCCTGCTGGGTCCACGACCACTGTTAATGTCAACGGCGCCCCAGCAGCCACCACAGCCCCGGCAGATTCAATGTTTGCTGCCCCCGTGCAGGCCATGAAAAAAGGTGGCTCTGTCAAAGGGTGGGGTATGGCTCGCGGTGCCCGAAAGGCCAAGGTGTACTGAGATGATGGCCAGCCGTGGGATGGGGGCCATCAACCCCTCCAAGATGCCCGGAGCCAAACGCAAGGCTCGTCGGGATAACACGGACTTTGATCAGTACGCCGAGGGGGGCAAGACCAAATCCAAGGTCAATCAGGCTGGCGTCTACACCAAGCCGGGTATGCGCAAGTCGCTGTTTGAGTCGATCAAGTCCCGTGCGGTGCAAGGCACAGGCGCAGGCCAATGGTCGGCCCGCAAGGCGCAGCTTCTGGCCAAGCAGTACAAGGCGAAAGGCGGTGGTTATCATGGCTAAAGGCAAAGGCAAAAAAGCGCGAAATCTTCTTACTGGTTTGAGCGCGGCGTATGTTGCCAATGAGTTTGCAAACCCAACAGTTATAGATTTGGGACCTCCACTCAAAAGAGACGAAGAAACAAAACCGGCATCAGTTGTTGTACCTGCTGAGGTAAAGAATAGAAACAAAGACATTGCAGCAGATGAATTTATGGCTGGAAGCCGGTCATATGGGCAAGGCCCAGCTAACGCTTACAAGCGTCTTCAAGAAGCTTCCGCATCCGGCGCATATGCCTCTCCAGTTCTTAACCGTGGGGAAAGCGGAAATCGCATCCCTGCTGGTGATTTAGGGCAATTTTTAAAAAAGGGCGGCGCTGTGTCCGCCTCCAAACGTGCTGATGGCTGCTGCCAACGCGGCAAGACGCGCGGCAGGATGGTATGAAAGACCCGCAGCAATCGCTCAAGGACTGGGGTGCCCAGAAGTGGCGCACCAAGTCTGGCAAACCGTCAAGCAAGACGGGGGAGCGATATTTGCCTGAGAACGCCATTAAGGCGCTCAGCTCTGCCGAGTATGCCGCGACGACCCGCGCCAAACGGGCAGGTAAGAAGGCCGGAAAGCAGTTTGTGAAGCAACCGCCCAAGGTGGCGGCTAAGACGGCAAGGTACAGATAATGGCAAACACTTCTGGCGCATCTGCATTCAACCTTGACCTGACTGAACTGGTCGAGGAGGCGTATGAGCGGGCGGGCTCAGAGATGCGTACGGGCTATGACCTGCGCACCGCTCGTCGGTCGCTCAACATCATGTTTGCCGACTGGGCCAACCGTGGCATCAACATGTGGACGATTGAGTCGGGGACTATCCCACTTGTCCAAGGCCAGAACACCTATGCACTGCCAGATGACACAGTTGACCTGCTGGAGCATGTCATTCGCACTGGCGGGAATGTGGCATCCACGCAAGCCGATCTGACCATCACGCGGATTAGTGTTTCTACCTACGCCACCATCCCCAACAAGATTCAGCAGGCTCGCCCGATTCAGGTTTGGGTGCAGCGTTTCAACGGCCAGAACTCGCCCACCGGCTTGCAACTGTCTGGCGGCATCTCTGCTACGGCGACTCAAATCACACTCAACTCGGTCATTGGCCTACCCACCACTGGGTTTGTCAAAATCGACAGTGAGATCATCAACTACGGGTACATCTCCGGCAACACCCTGTACAACTGCTTCCGTGGGCAGCAAGACACAAATGCTGCACTGCACAATAGCGGTACCACTGTGTATTGGGCGCAAGTACCCGCCATCACGGTTTGGCCCACCCCCGACGGTGCGCAGACTTATCAGTTTGTGTACTGGAGATTGCGCCGTACCCAAGACGCTGGGGGTGGCGTCAATGTGATGGACATTCCGTTCCGGTTTATCCCCTGCATGGTTGCGGGCCTGTCGTACTACTTGGGCATGAAAATTCCCGGTGCGGCAGAACGCTTGGATGTGCTGAAGCAGCAGTACGATGAGGCTTGGCAGCTTGCGGCTGATGAAGACCGTGAGAAGGCCGCAATCCGCTTTGTACCCCGTCAGCAATTCATTGGGGGTACGTTCTAGTGGGCAATAGGTTTGCTTCCGGCAAGAACGCGATTGCCCAGTGTGATCGCTGTGATCAGCGCTTTAAGCTCACTGTGCTTAAGCGCGAAGTCATTAAGACCAAGAACTATGAGTTGTTGGTCTGCCCGGAGTGCTGGGACCCGGATCAGCCTCAGCTTCAGTTGGGCATGTATCCTGTGGATGACCCACAGGGTTTGCGCAACCCGCGCCCTGACCGCAGCTATGTTACGTCTGGAACCTCTGGGCTTCAGATCATTGAAAACGATAGTCCAAACCCGTTGGCTCAAGGCACGCTTGAGCAAGGCAGCAGGATTATTCAGTGGGGTTGGGCTCCTGTCGGGGGCGCCAGCTTAAATGATTACGGGCTCACGCCGAACAACTTGGTTCTTACCGTGAATCTTGGTACAGTTACAGTTGCAACGACATAAGGAGTCGATCATGATGGACGCAAAGAAGGCAGTGCATAAACACGAGAAGGCCATGCACCCCGGCAAACCCATGACCAAGATGCGTGCTGGTGGCAAGACCAACAGCGACATGCTCAAGATGGGCCGCAATATGGCCAAGATTGCCAACCAGAAGTCCCCTGGCCGCAAAGGAGCCTAAGATGGCTACGTACAAACAACCTACAAAAGTAGCATCGGTTGTGGTGGGTGAAGAACCCGCCAAGACGACCATGCGCAAGGCCAATGTGGCTGTGGCCAACACCCGCAGTCAAGACTACCCGCCGATGAAAACCAGCGGCATCAAAATCCGTGGCACGGGCTGCGCCACCAAGGGCGTCATGGCTAGGGGTCCGATGGCATGAACTACGCCGCGTTGTCTGCTGCGATTCAGGATTACACCCAGAACTACGAAGATGAGTTCGTGGCGAATATCCCTGTCTTCGTCAAACAGGCGGAGCAGCGCATCTACAACACGGTTCAGTTTCCGTCCCTAAGAAAGAACGTCACGGGCTCCACGTACATCAGCAACAAGTACCTGTCATGCCCCAATGATTTCCTGTCGGTGTACTCTATGGCTGTGATTGACGCCACGGGGGCGTATGAGTACTTGCTCAACAAGGATGTTAACTTCATCCGACAGGCGTACCCAAACCCGACGGACACGGCCATCCCCAAGTACTACGCGCTGTTTGGCCCGACCACGACATCTGGGATGAACCCACAGATCACCAACGAGCTGTCGTTTATTCTGGGGCCAACTCCTGATGCCATCTACAGCGTCGAGCTTCACTACTATTACTACCCTGAGTCGATCACAACGGCTTCCAGCGGGCAAACATGGTTGGGTGACAACTTTGACTCGGTGTTGCTCTATGGCTCTCTGGTTGAAGCGTACACGTTCATGAAGGGTGAGGTCGACATGATGGCTTTGTATGACGGCAAGTACAAGGAAGCCCTCATGCTGGCCAAACGTCTGGGCGATGGTCTTGAGCGCAGTGATGCATACCGCAGTGGTCAGGCGCGGGTTGCGCCTTTGCCGCAGAATAACGGGGTCCAGTGATGAAACTCTGTACCCTTTGCAACACAACGCAGCCGTTGGAAAATTTCCACAAAGGAAAGGCGTACAAAGACGGGCATCGCACATGGTGTAAAGGGTGCATGGCGGCGTACAAAAAACAATACAGCGCAAGCAACAGAGATAAAATTTTGGCAAAACAACGCGTTTACGATTCCGTAAAAAACGAAGAGCGTCGTGAATATTTTGCCCAGCGATATATTGCCAAAAAGAAACACATTGACGCCGCGAACAAAGAGTACAGACGGCTGTATCCGCACAAACATGCAGCCAAAGAAACGCAGCGGAAAGTGGCAAAAATGCACCGCACACCATCATGGTTGGCTGATGATGACCAATGGATCATGGAGCAAGCCTATGAGCTTGCAGTTTTGCGGACAAAGATGTTGGGAATTCCGTTTGAGGTAGACCACGTCATTCCGTTGCAGGGCAAACTTGTTTCGGGTCTACATGTTCCTGAAAACTTGCAAGTAATACCGGCGCGAGCAAACCGTCAAAAATGCAACCGTTTTGAGGTGGCATCTTGAGTTTTACCGGCAACTACTCCTGCAACACGCTGCGGTCTGGCCTTGCCAACGGCACGATCAACTTTGCCACCGACACGTTCTATCTGGCGCTGTACACCAACTCCGCAACGCTGGATGCAACCACAACCGCGTACAGCACCACAGGTGAGGCAACTGGGGGCGATTATGTTGCCGGGGGTCAGATTGTCACTGCGACGATTGCCAGTGAAGTAACTTCCACAGGCAGCACCACGTACATCAACTTTTCTTCACCTGCGTGGACAGGAGTCATAACGGCTCGTGGCGCGTTGATCTACACTCCCGGCGACAACGGTGCGGTGTGTGTTCTTGACTTTGGCTCAGACAAAACGTCTGCCGTTTCTTTCACCGTACAGATGCCTGCCAACACCAGCACATCTGCTCTCATCCGACTTATTTAAGGAGCATCCCATGTCGAACGAAATCGTAAAATCTGTTGATACCATGAGCGCCGGTCTGGTGGCTGGCACCCGTTCTGGCGAAGAGATGGTGGCGCTGGGCCGCTTCAAAGTTCAGTGCTTTGACAAAGACGGCAACCTCAAGTGGGAAGATGAAAACCACAACCTCGTGGTAAACGTGGGCCTGCAATACATGTGCGGCACGGCCCTGACCAGCGTGGCTCAGATCACTACTTGGTACATCGGTTTGTATGGCGCTGGCGCATCCAACACCCCCGCTGCTGGTGACACGATGGCTTCCCACGCCGGATGGACTGAAGTTGTCCCCTATAGCAACGCCAACCGCCCGACCTGCACCTTTGCAACCGCAACGACTGCCAACCCGTCTGTGGCTACCAACTCTGCGTCTGTGGCGGTGTTCAACATCAATGCCACCCAAACTGTGGGCGGCGCGTTCTTGACCAGCGACAACACCAAGAGCGGCTCGACTGGTACGCTGTTCTCTGCGGCGGATTTCTCCGCCCCCGGTGACCGGTCCGTCACATCGGGCGACACACTCAATGTTACCTATACCCTGTCGTTGGCAGGTTAAAGGGGTCGTCGATGATCAAGATCGACTTTGAATTCCAAACCCCCCACGGTAAGTTTGCTGATGCTTTGCATCTGCCTGATGATCACACCTTTACGGATGCTGAGATTGAGGCGATGAAGCAGCAGCGTGTGGACAACTGGATTGCTGTGGTGACTGCTCCTCCTGTTGAGGAGTAAGCATGGCTGATCGTTACTGGGTAGGGGGCACTGCCAACTGGGACGGTACGGCTGGTACTAAATGGGCTTTGACCTCCGGCGGCGCTGGGGGTCAGGCCGTGCCTACTTCTGCGGATGATGTTTTCTTTGATGCAGCGTCTGGTGCGGTGACTTGTACGATCACAGCAACAGCAAACGTAAGAAGCCTCAATTTCACTGGCTTTACAGGAACTTTTGCTGGTTCCAACAGCATCAACATTGCTGGAAGTTTGACTCTTTCTGCAAGCATGACATTGACGGCGACATCTACGTTCGGCATGAATGCTTCGTCTGGAGCAATTTCAATTACGACCGCTGGAAAAACAATTCCGGGACAACTTGCAACAGGTTCAGGCGGCGCATCAACAGCAACCTTTACTTTGCAAGATGCTTTGGTGGTCACTGGCGCACTTACCGTTACAGCAGGAACCTTCACCACCAACAACTTCAACGTCACTGCGTCATCCCTGTCGTCCAGCAACAGCAACACCCGCACGATCAATCTTGGATCGTCCACGTTAACAATCAACAACAGCGGAACTTCACTAAACTTCGGTACAAATACAAATCTTACATTTAACGCAGGCACTTCCACAATCTCATTTGCAAACGCCTCAGCTATTAACTTAACTGGTGGAGCAGCGGGATCAACCGGAGTTAATTTTTATAACGTCTCTTTCCCGACAACATCCGCAGTAACACACGCAGTAATTGCAGCAAACACATTCAACAACATAACCGTTGCGGCCCCTGCTTCTGCTGGCGTAACTCAGTTTACATTTGACTCCCGCCAAACAATCAACGGCACTTTGTCCACCACAGGCACAGCAGGTAACCGCCGCGTTTGGTTCCGTGGGACAACCTACGGCATTGCCCAAACCCTCACCATCAACAGCGCACCAAGCCTGACTGATGCTGATTTCCGTGACATCTACGTCATTGGCACTGCTGCACCGATCAGCGGCACAAGGATTGGTGATCTGCGTGGCATCAGGGGGATTACTGCATCTACACCAAAGACGGTGTATTGGAACCTTGCAGGGGCGCAGAACTGGTCTGCCAACGGGTGGTCAGACACCAGCACAGGAACGCCCAACACCAACTTTTTTCCGCTTGCCCAAGACACTGCTACGTTTACTAACGCAGGGTCGGTGACAGGAACAATTTCATTCGATGCCTTTATTACTTATACAGGCACTGTAGATATGTCTGGACGCACAAGCGCCATGACAATTTCTGTTGGCAACAGTTGTTCTATCTATGGAGACTGGAAAAATGGATCGGGGACAACTACAACATCCAACGCAACACTTTTTTTCTCAGGAAGAAACACTCAAACAATTACTAGCGCAGGGCGAACTTTTTCTTGCGGCATCACCATCGACTCCTACGGCGGCACAGTTGAGCTTGCTGATGCGCTGAACATTGGCTCACAAACCCTAACCGTCACCAACGGCACGTTTGACACCAAGAACTACAACGTCACCGCAGCCTCTCTATCGTCCAGCAACAGCAACGTCAGAACGATTACGCTGGGGTCGAGTACGGTTACTTTGAGTTCTACTCCGGTGACGTTTACAACGTCAACAAACTTTACGTTTAATGCGGGGACGTCGATGCTGTCGTGCTCCGGAACTACCATAACTTTTAACGGCGGCGGTCAGACTTTTTACGATGTTGAGTTTACAAACACAGGTACGACCGTAAAAACAGTAGCAGGCGTGAACACATTTAGAAATTTGACGTTTGCAGCGCCGAGCAGCGCCGCTATACAGCAACGCATTTTTTCCGACAATCAAACAATCACAGGAACCCTCACAGTCGCCGGAGCCACAGCAGTTCGCCGAGGTTTCTTAACCTCCTCTGTCCTCGGCACTCAACGTGATCTGACCGTAGGAACCCTGTCAGCCACTGACTGCGACTTCCGTGACATCACAATAGCTGGCACTGCTGCTGGCTCATCGCCTACCCGTGCTGGTGACTGCGGTGGCAATACATCTAT